TAGAGTCTATTATTTGCCTTCTTAATACATCTGCATTACCAGTATTTTTTATAGCTTCAATTACCATATTGATATTAGTTACTAAATCTTTTTTTAACATTATGCTACCTCCAAAAATTTTATTTAATTATCAAAGCACCTCACTACATATATAGTATAACATAACTTATAATGTATTGCAATACTTTTTTTGTATTATTTTATAAAATAAGTAAAATACTATTAACCCCAGTTATATTATTAGATTCATAGATTTTAATTTTAAATTTAGTATTGCTGACAAAATATTATGTAACTAACATGTAACTAAGGGTATTATACAACTATAATCCAGTAACATACATACATTTGAGATTGTCATTTTTAAAATACGTAAAAAATGTAACTTTTAATTAGTGCAAGGTAAAACGCAGTGATACCAGTTAAAAATGGTATTGGAAAAATATGTTTTACTTTTAGTTAGTGCAAGGTATGACATAGTGATATAGCAGACTTTAGAAGATTTTTAAATTTTGTAACTAATAAACTTCGCGCGCATATATATATATAATATTTGTATTTTTTTTTACCTATTTTATATAATACATATACGTGTATAAAAAAATATAAACTGTATATATAATAGTAATGTTTAGTTACATTAGTTACATTAGTTACATTAAGTATATTACTACGTTTGACCTTGCACTAAGTCAAGGTAACATTACCTTACTTTAATATTTTTTGATATCTTATGATATGTTACGACAAAAAATAAGAATATAGGCGAAAAACTTTTTAAAGTCTACACCTATATCCTTTTTAATTGGATTATTCAATACCAAACTCTGTTGCTTTTATGTCGAAAAACTCGACTCCCCAGTCTTTAGCAAGTTTTTTTATGATATCTTCAATTTTTGGTTCAAACAATAGAGTTAATCTAGTAATATGCTCCCTACCATTTTTTATTTGATATTTTAAATAATATGTTTTTTGTTCATTTTTTAGTATCTTTGACATTTTCATACCCCCATGTATTTTAATAGCGTATATAGTTATTTGACAAAAAATTGCTGGTATACTCGATTTAAAATTACATGGTATAAATATTAATTTTTTATGTTGACTTCTTTTTATGCTTTAATTTTATTTATTTTTTAAACCTTTTAAGCAGTTCATAATCGAAAGCTATATCGGTCATTGTACTGTTGATTATGCTAATTAGTTGGTTTGGTGTATATTGTTTTTTATAGCTGTATTCAATACTAGTTACAAGCTTTTTTAGTCTTGTGAATGGTATTCTAATATACGATAATTCTTTTAAATGTGCCTTATTATCGTATGATAGCTTATTCCAGTAAATAACCCTTTTTATCTTGTCATTATTAATATTTACATTTTTTTTCTTTGGTATATTGTATTTATACAGGCAATTACAACAGCAAATAGGCAAACCAAATAGCACAGTATCGTATATACTCATATTTGGTTTATATTCTTCCTCCTTTACTTCTTTACCACAGCCATTACAATACATTAGTTACCCCCTTTTGCTACAAGTATTAAATTATTATACTGTGCGCCCATTTGTAAATAAGACTCGTATCCAATATGTTTAACCCCAGATACAAATTTTTTTATTGAATCTTCCTTATGCAACATAGCGGTTATTATTTTTGTATTTTCTGTAGATATCCCAGTTAAGCAAATAATATATTTATTGATATTATGGAAAAATACATGATTGTTATATGTTGCCTGTACGTATTCTTTACTTGACATATTGCCATAAGCATTAATTATAAAATTTGTCAATATTGAAAGACTACCGGGGGAGTCAATACCCCGGGTCTTTATAATAAGAATATGATTTTTTAATTCTTTATTACTATATGTTTTTTTAAGCACTATCTTTATCCTCCTTAAATTTATTTATATTTATGTATTTATGGTTATTTTCTTTTTTGTATAAATACCCGTCTGCTGTTGCCTTATCTTTAACAGTTCTATACTGCTTTTCGGTTATCTCCCCGAGATTCTCTACTGCCTCGTTGTACGTTGGTACTCGCCCGCCGTCTGTTCCGTCTGCTTCTATCCACAGTAAAAACCGCATATATAAATCGTTGCTTTTTTTACTGCCCTTTTTAGTTAAAGTTATCGACTTTTCGATAACTTTTTGATTTTTTATTGCCTTTTCGATATCGGTTATTAGCTCTATTACTTGCTTTGTTGGCTCTTTTATCATTTCTAGTACTTCTATCGAATTATCGATAGTTTCAGGTGAATATTTGTTTTTGTCTGCTTCTAATATATTACTATTAAGCTTATTATTTAAGCAGTTATATACTTCATTTTTTGAATTATTTGTACTATCAATGTATAATGATTGAATTTTTTTATTAAACCCCTCATTACTATACACAAATTCACCCGGTTTAAATTTTGGTGTTTCTATATCTGCTTCTATCCCTACTATATTATTATCCGATTTACGAGCCATACGCCCGCAAAATATTGAATCGAATTGGTTTCTAAATTCTGTAGGTACTAGCTTGTGCGAGGGTCTTTGTGTTGCTACTATAAAGTATACCCCGCACGCACGCCCCATATTAATTATATTTGCCATATCTATAAACAAATTTTGATTACCTGACAGCGTTATAAAGCTTAATTCATCTACAGCGAAAACAATAAAAGGCATTTTAATATTTCTTTTTTTATTGTACTCTATTATGTCTTTTGTATTCTCAAATAATTTATATCTTCTGTCTATTTCTTTTTGTATGAATTCTAATACATTTTTTAATTCTTCTATCTGGGTAACATAAGCGAAGTTATTCCAATTTTTATATTGGAAAAATTCATTTCTTTTAAAATCAACCCCTATTACAGCTACTGTATTAGTGTAAACTAATATAGATTGTAGAATAGTGTTAAATAAACAGCTTTTACCGCTCCCGGTCTTACCATTTATGAATGTGTGGAGTACTCCACACAAATCTAGAAAGTCAGTGTTACCCGTGTCGTGGTTCTTCCCTGCTACAAATGGCAAATTATATCTACCCTTATTTTTTAAATCTGTTATGTGGTCTTTAAAATAAAATAAATTTACAGCTTCTTTTTTTATTTCAAATATAAATTTATTATTTTTTGTTTCTAAACTAACCGGGCTACCTATTTTAAAAGAAATTTGTTCTATATTCTTTTTAACAGTGGTTAAATCTGCTGTTAAAGAAGTTTCTACATTATATTTAAATTCATTTTCTACAAAACTTAATACATCTGGCATATATCCTAAATTTTTAAGCGTGTCTGTTAGTTTTTTGACTGCCCCGCTATATTGAGATATAGGAAGCTTAGAGGTAATTATTTTTATAATTCTTTTATTTGTTGTATATAAATGTGTAATACTTATTATATTAGTATTTAAGTATTGTTCTATATCATTCTCTTTGTTTAGTATATCGGATAAAGGCATATAAGAATTTAATATATATATCTCTTTGCCTTCTTTTTTATATTTGTTGATTACAGTCGCTTGACTGCTAAATACCTGATTTGAAAGCCTGCTGTATCTTGTATTATAATATTTAATTCTAATTGTATGGAATATCCCATTAAACAAAAAAACAGATATAATACTTGAAATTAAATAGTATTTAATTCCCGGATTATATATATTAATCAAAAACGTGAATTTATATGCTATAATAAGAACTATATTTATTAACATGTAAAAAACTATCTTGACCTTTATACCCTTTAAATTTATTGAATTTTTTATTATAGAGCAAATTATATTAAATATAATTTGCTCTGTACTATTATTTCTCAATTAATTCTACCCCCGTTTTTATTATAAAGTTGCCTACTAGGTAAAACATTTCAGTATTACGCATAAATACCAGTATTACCGCAGAACATAATATTGTTTTTATTACATCTAACCACTTAAAGTGGTATAAGCTTATAATAGTAGTTAGTATTGTTACTATTATTACTATTGTTGTTAATATTGGTAGGGAATTATTTAATATATTTTGCCCTACTTCTGGGTTTAATTTCATTAACATTTTTGTACCTTCTTTCTATTTTTATTTTTATCTAGTTAAATAATAGGCGGATTCATCAGTAAGTAGAACTAACATTGTGGTATCCTCAAAAAACAGATATATACAATTTATAGTGATAAGATAGGATATCACTATTTTGTTTTCAAATTGTTTGTAGTAGCCTATTGTGTTACTTTCGTCTGTATTCTCTACTACTAATTTAAAATCTTTAGAGAAACTTACTATAATATTTTCTTTAATTTTCTCTATTCTTATTACTTTTTCATTCCTAATATTTGTAAGAGACAAATTTAACATAATCAACCGCCTTTATCTAATTTTTTTTTTGTATACTTGTTTGCTTGCTTGCTTGTTTGTAAAATATTTACTTGCTTGCTTGCTTGTTTGCTTGTATAATTTGCTTGCATAGCAAGCAAGCAAATACTTTACAAAAACCTTGTACCTCTTGTTATATCTAGCTTGCAAGCACGCAAGTAAATTAACTAGCGTGCTTGTTTTTACATATTTTTACTTGCCTACACTTGCTTGCTTGCTTGTTTGCTTGCTTGCTTTTCTTCTTGCTCGTCTTTTCTTTTGTATTCTTCTGTCACAAGATTGTTTACATATTCTGTAAACATTCTATAGAAAATTTCCATAGCTAAACTTAAATCATCAATTTTATTATTCAATTGTTTTTTTCTTTCAACTCCATAATTTAATACTTTATCCATGAAGTCATTTATAAGATTGTGAGCGTTTAAATCTATAAAGTATATTTCATATGTATTATTTATGTCTAGCACTTTGTTAATATTTTTTTCTAGTTTGCTTTCTTTAGTTGTGTTGTTTATTATTAATCCTGATTGAATAGTTATGTTTTCCCATACACTTGTGTGATATTTATTAGTACATCTATCAAAGCATACTATTGTTAGTTTTTGTTTCATTCCATTTCACTCCAGACATTTTTTATTAGCCTTCCTGTTTTTGTATTTATAAGCTTAAACCCGCCCCCGCCTTCGCCGTTTGCTGTTAGTTTAATTTTTAGATAATCATATTTTTCCGCTTCTTTGGTGTAATGCTCTAACCTCCTGTCAAACTGCCTAAATACTTCTTGATTATCTGTACTTGATAATATTTTTTTGCCGTCCTCATAAAGTAAATATACATCTGGTTCTACTATCCTCATTGTAATTACCTCCTAATTTTTTTTTATAATTTTATTTCTATATTTTCAATTTTATTTATTTCTTTTTTTAACTCTGCTATTCTCTTAGTCTTATATTCAGCTATGGCATTTATATATTTTCCTATTTCTAGCTTAGTATTTAAAGCACAATATTCTATTCTTGTAGGACATATAAACGGTTTGTTTAAATCTTTTTTAGTTTTATATCTACCGTATTTAATATTGTAGTTATAGCTTTTCTTTTCTGCTATCCCATTCTTTCCTACTCTTACATCCTCCCATACTATATGTTTTGTCTTTAGTGTTTCTAAATCTAAAATAAATATATGCAAATCTTTTTTACCCATTTTCAGCCTCCTTTGTTAACTCGTGGTATAAGTTATACTTATACGTAAAATCTTTTTTAGCTATTTCTTTATGGATTCTTTCTACTATTTTTTCTTCTAATTCTTCGTAGCATTGCTCTATATGTTTTTGTATTATTCTTTTATTGTCTATTGTGTAAATATAGTTACTAGCGCAATATTTACCGCAGTTTTCTACTCCTATACTGCTGTCATTGTCATACTTACAACCCCATTTTTTAAACCTGCCCCCATGTTTTGTTATAATTAATGTTTTTGTAAGTCTTTTTACTGTAGTTACATAAAAATGACTATGCCCATAATTAATAATTTCTACGAATACTTTATCGCCTACTTTAACCATGATTACCTCCTTGATTTTTTACTAATTTTTTATCTATCTCTTTAGTTAATATCGCGTATTCTCTAGTGTAGAGCGGTTTTACTAAGCCTTTTATATCTTCTGCTATTTTTATGACTTCTTTTAATTCTATTTCTTTATAATTTTCATTAGATTTATGTTTAAGTAATATTTTGCTACCCTTAAACAATATGTAATACGACATATACCCGTCATTATGTTTGTAGTACTCCGAGTTATTTTTATGATATTCTCTTTCATTTGTAGTGTATACATCTACATAAAAGTAAAGGGCTATATTTGCTTGTTTTTTATACTGTTTATCCTTATATGCTTTAATATACATATCGCAATTATCACAAAAATCATAACTTTCTACATCTAATATACTTTCGTAAATTTCCCACCCAGATAAACAGCCGTGGCATCGTAGGCATCTTACTCCGTATACTGGGTACACTATATTATCTTCTACAAGTCTATTAAATATTAATTCCCGGTCTATTCTGCTTTCTACTTCTTGAGTTATCCAATTTGCATCGAACCAAATGTAATCGTCTGGCTCATATTTTTCATTAATACGGTTTACAATTTTTTCGTAAGCTTCTTTTACTTTTATATTTCCTGCGCCTATAACATTTTTATTATTTTCTTTTACTATCTGGGCATCTAATAGTTTTATATACTTATGCCCCGACTCTAAATCTAATATACGGTTAACAGCATCTTTATTATTTTCTTTATCTAATTCTTTTATTTTTGCTGTCATTTTTCCAATTATATAGCCTGCATATTTATCACTAATTTTGCTTAAATTAATATCTTTATCTTCTAACTTGAAATTAAATACGGTTTTACCAGTTAAGATAAACACCATATCAATTATTTTTAAAATTTGTTTATGTGTTGCCCTTCTTTTTTCTTCCTTATTGATATTTATATCTAACATAAAAGATACCCCCTTAGTTATTTTTATGCCTGTGCCGTAGTTAACACAGGCATAAATTTTTGTTTTATTAACTAAATCTTAATATTATTTCAATCGTTAAGTAGTAAACACTTAAAATTAATGTAAAAACTGACGCAATGTATAATATAATGCCTAACATTTTAATGTGTGTTTCTTCATTTTTTACAGCTTTTTGAGCCGTAAAAATCAATAATAGTGATAACATTGACCATAATACAAACATTTGTAACCTCCTTTAAAATTGAATTAACTTACTATAATATTATATAAAAAAAGTGGTGCAAAGTCAACCATTTTTCACCAATTTTATAAAAAAAAATATAGCTTATAGCTATATTTCTTTAAATGAATAATTATCTTTAAATTCTATATCAAAAAATTGTTGTAAAAACTCTATTGACATACCTTTTTTAGTTGGTAGAGCAAACTCTACTAAATATATATCCTCGGATTTATGTGCCATTTTGTCATTGAAGTTTTTATTTAAATATTTTAGATACACACTAACCGCCTTTTTACCTTTCACGGCTGTTATTGCTTCAACACCGTTTATTTTAAATTTAAAAAGCGCATAGTCGCAGGCTTTGCCGTATATATCTACTATGTTATTAAATCTTTCTTTAGTCATATACATTTGTCTATACCTCCTCGTCCCTTAAATCTATACCAGCAAAAATATATTTCCTTACGTCTGTCTTACCTACCCATTTTTGAAAATGACCCTCTAAACAATAAAGCCCTGTTTGTGTTCCTTTTTTAACCATTACAAACTTTTCACAACTACACCCTTTTTTAATACATTTCATTAAAACCAACCTCCAAATATTTATTAATTTCTGAATTATCACAGTTAAACCCATTTTCAAATTCTTGCAAGCTTATTTTTTCCCCGTAGTTATAGCCTATTTCCCCTTCAATACCGAAGGATAGTTCTGGCATTATTGGGTTTTTAGTCATTTCTGTTTTTATGACTCTTAGTGCATCAATTAGTTCTGACTTATGTATACTTGATACAATAGAGTCATGGACGGTAAACATTATTCTTGATTTACAAAACCTTTTTTCAAAAATATCATGTATCCGCATTAACGAAGTTGCGGTTATCTGGCTTGCAGTACCTTGAATAACTGTATTTGGTGCTTGTCTCCTTATTTGTGCTTCACTCCCAGACCATACAAACGGGAATCTTCTTTTATGCCCAAACCATGTTTGAACATACCCGTTTTTAAGCGCAAATTCTTGCGTAGCATCTGACCATTTTTTAAATGTGCTAAACTTGTCATAGAAATTATCAATCCACTGCTTAGCCTGCCATACTTCACAATTTAACTCTTTTTTTGCAAGACTTCGCGCCCCACGACTGTATATAACTCCAAATGTAACCGCTTTTGATTTTTGGCGTAAACTTTTAAAAATAGCTTTTAATATTTCTTCTCTAGTTGTACATGCTAGTATTTTTTTTCTAAATTGAGCCAATATACTATTATTTTCTACATGCTCTTTTATATCTTCTAAGCCATTCATAGTATTATAAAATTCTAATTCTTGTTTAAAAATATTTTTTGCGTTCATAGAATGGAAATCAATACCTTTTCTAAATACGTCTAATATTGCGTTATCTTGTGCTATTATACCCGCCACTATAACTTCCAGCGTACAATAATCGAAGTCAACTAAAAAACAATCGTCGTCGGGTTCTATAAGATTTTTTACTACAGACCCGTTTTTAAAATTTTGAAAATTAACCCCGGTGCTGGACATTCTTCCAGTGCTTACAGCGACATTAAAATTAGTTCTTAATCTTCTATCATAGTCTAGGTTCTTATCTATTGCCTTTAAAAATGCTACATCTGTAAACATTTTATAACTGTATAATTGTTCCCATAACGGATGCTTAACTCTGTAGGCTTCTACTGCATCCTTGCACCCTGATTTTTTAAATTTATTTTTTTCGTTTTTCTCTTTTTCATCTTCCCACAAAGGTATTAACTCATATCCTTCATTTTTGTTAAGTAAATCATAAAAAACATATTGAAGCTGGTTACTGCTTCGTGGATTAAAGTCGCCATACTCGGGGGCTGTTTTTGCTCCTGTAGCTTCTATATATTTTTCTGGGGTAAAACCTTCCTCATAAACCATTTTTATTAATTTATCTAGTTCTCTTTTTTGTTTTTCTTCCATTTTTCTTTTAACTTCTAACAGGTTATTACCTATTTTTATACCCTTATGCTCTATTAATGTAAGTCGATTTGTTAATTCCATTAAGGTAGTAAAATATTCTCTAGTTTCTTCCTTATCCAGCAAATTTGAGAATAAAATAAAACCACACCCAGTATAATATAAATCAAATGTTAAATATATGTTTAGCTTTTCACGCGGTATTAAACTATAAGAACTATCTTTATTGGGTAAATACTTTTTTATATCTCCTTCCCAGTCGTGGGCATTAAAATAGTTTTTTGCCCATATTTTTAAGCTGTGTGTTCCCATTCTTTCGTCAAGGCACATATGAGCCACCATAGTGTCAAAAAAGTTTTTAAGCCTTTTTAATTCTAGTGAAATATTCCCGGCTTCACATACAAAACGTAAATCAAATTTACCATTTTGAGTTATTAAGTAGTTATTTTCCAAAAATTCCATAATTACATTATGGCTTCTACTATCTACTATAACGTTCTCTTGAATTATATACATTTTTGCTTTATCTATGTCTATTTTAGAACCATAAGCCCCTAGAACAAAAAGACCAATTAATAACGTGTCGTCGCCTTTTCTTAGCCCTGATGTTTCTATATCCAAAACTACATAATTATTTTTATGAGTTAACAAATTTAGTTTATCTATAGAATCTATAGAAGTATATTCTATATTCTCGATTGGTCTTATTATTTTATTTACATCTATGTTTTTATCGAATCTAATAGTATTATACAAATTAGCCAACTTGATAAAATCTAAGTTTAAGTCAACATAATTTGTATAATTAGCTATTACATTTTTTGGTGTAAGGGTATTTATGTTAAAGAATTTTTTACCCTCATGATAATAAATATAGCCTCTTAAATGCGAAAAGGCTTTATTTTTACCAGATAATAATTTGGTCGGTTCTTCACCCATACCTACAACGATTTTAGGTTTTAAAATATCTATCTCTTTCCTCAAAATATCTACACAAGCTTTAACAGCTTTTGTTTTAAGTTTTTTATCTTCACTACTGCATTTACACAGATTTGTAATATAACATCTATCTTCTGGGATATTGTGCCGTTTAAGCATAGCATACAAAAGACGTTTATCAATATTACTACTTTTTACTAGATTTTTTTCATATATATTCGGTTTATCTAACACAAATATAATATCTATATCCCTAGTTATTTTTTTTGGATTCTCGTAAAATACCGACTTAAAATTATTTTTATAAGGACATTCTATACAATTGTCATAAGCCATAATAAACACCTCTATTTCTATACTTGTTTTTGTTTTTCTAATTCCTTATCTATTAAATACCTAATTTTATAAGCTAATGATAGATTTTTGTTAATAAAAGTTAATAAAAAATTATACTGTTCCTCTGTTAAAGCTATATTAAGCCTTTTATTTTTCTTTTTTTTACTCATTTTATTTTCCTTCCTCCATTTAAAAAAGGCGGGGCAATAACCCCGCCCTTCTTATTTATTTTATATTACTACTGCTTCTTCCTTCTTTGCTTCTTCGTCTGGTTCAATAAATTTGCCTATTACCATGAAATCACTTGCATTGTCTTTACGTAGCTTTGCGTCTACGTAAGTACCTACTAATTCCGCCACCATGTTTTTAATACCGTCTAGTGTTACATTTCCAGATTCATCGGCAGGCGATACGCCAGCATATTGAGATAATATTTTACATTTACTAGCTACTATTGATTTACCTCTTGGGTTGGTATGTTCTAAAACAATATTCTCATATACTGTAAGCCCTTTGTTGTCTGTGCTGTTAGTTTCTTTCTCTTCTTCAATTTTTAGTTTTAAAGCAATCATTTGCTTCCCTGTGGTTGTTTTTTTTACTTTTGCGTCCTCTACAACTAATGTATGTACTGTTGCTGGGATACCGTCCTTTACATCTGTTTCAAAATTGAATAAAAAATTTGACATTTTAATTTCCTCTTTTCATTTTAATTTTTTTTTTTAATTTTTTTTTGTTTTGTTTTTGTTTATGTAAGTTAGCTCCCGGAGTCGAACCGGGCAATTACCACTACCGCAACCATACGACCAATATAATAATTAACTAGTATTTATTATAAAGTACTTCGGGTCTTGAACCCTAATAGTAGCTTGGCAAACCGTACAACTAACTTACATTTATTATAATACACTAAATGTGGTGTAATGTCAACCACTTTCCACTATTTTTTTTTTATTTTTTTTCTATAGTGAATAGTATAATTTGTACATGTTAAATAGGGCGTCCTCTGATACTGTAGCCTTATTAATTTTAGATTCTATACCCCTCGCCTTTACAAATGGGTATTTATCTGTTTGTTTAACAATAAAAGTCCTATCACCTTTATAATTTAATTCAATTAACCCCACTATATCAGGGTACGACGGTAATATTTTTCTTTGTCCTTCAGGAAGTGCCAGCCTATATTGTGGAGTACCTACTATACTACCGTCTAAGTCTCTTTTCTCGTGCCAGTCGGCTATTACTGTTGTTACTAAATTAACATCTAAGCTATAAAATAATTCGTATACAGCTTTCATTTGATTTAAGTTTTTACCATAATCCATAGGGTGGTAATACTGTGTAGCCTGTAGCATCTCGGGGCTGATTTCTTTTGCATATTTACTAAATTTATTTAACCCGTGAGATTGCAACCTGTGTATAGAGTCTATTATTATTGTTTTATACACTTTGTTTTTTGCTATGTAATCATATATCGCGCTTAGTTGCGATATTGTAGATACATGTCTAAGCGTCAACACCGTAGGGTCTAAGTCGCGCACCTGTGCTTTTAATATACTTGATGCCCCTTTTTCTGTATCTATATATAGAATAGGACAAATTTCCTTATATATATCGTTCTTTTTAAATTCCCCTTTTCGTGGCACTATCCCACAACAAAAAGTAGATTTACCGCATCCTGATGTTCCTGCCACCATGATATTTAATTTTTTATTTGTGTTAATTTGACTTTCTAACATTTAAAAATCCTCCTTAAATTAAGTAATAACAGTATTATATAAAAAAAGTGGTGTAAAGTCAACCACTTATTTTATAAAAAAAAAAGAGCCGGATAAGTACCAGCAAAGAATAAATTTATTATACTCTAAGAATTATTTAATTATAACATACTCCCCACTCTTAGTTATATTGTTGCTGTAATATATTTTCTCTACTTTCTCTATATCAAGATTAGTGAATATAAATAACTTTGCTTTTCTTGCTTTTATAATACTCATATAATTAGCAAAATTCTTGTGTTTTTCTTCTGGCTCATTATGGAGTATTGCAAAATTAAAAAATCCGGGTAAAATTGAAAATAATAAACCTTCTGGGGTGTTGTTTTGTGTGTGGGTATTTAAATCAAATATAGCGCCTAAATGAAGCAGTTTATTATAATTAGTAATTATTTTTTGCATATCTGCCCATTCTATATTATTATCATACATATATTTATACACTAAAAAATGACCCTTTTTAATCACATTAAGCCTACTACTATTTAATAGTTTGCATCTTAATTCATAAGTCTTTTTTACTAATTTTTCTTCTATAATAGAGTCAGATATAATTTTATCGAATCTACAAATAATATTTGCTATATAATACATATCACTATTAACAAAAAACATATTAACTTTAAATGCAGACATATAAAATTTAGATGCTGGGATTATATTTTCGATGCTTCTAAAATCGTAACAATTCATATCTATTATATCTCTGTAACTTCCATTATCGCTATACTGTTCAAAATTCAAATTATTTTTAATTATGTTTTCATATTTTTTATATATCACTTTTTTAGTTCCCCCTGTAATCTTAATTTTAATAAATATTCATCGCTTATTTTTAAAATAGTATTCCCCGGTGTATCCTTCAATAGTTCTTTGTTGCTTTCTCTTTCCTCTTTCATTTTATAATATTTAAATGCCTGACAAGTATTATCAACTATTATATAGTAATAATTTTTAACTTCTTTTGAAGTCATACGTCTGATTCTATCCTTAAATTGCTCATTTGTAACATTACTATAACTTACATCTGCGAAGATAGTATTATTACATTCGTCTATACTCACCCCCTCGGATATAGCTTTTTGAGTAGTTATAAGTGTTGTTATATTGCCCGCTTTAAAATCATTTAAAATATCTTCCCTTTCCTCCATTTTTACCGCTCCGGTTATAAGCTTACTATTTTTAATAAACCCCTCGTTATAAAACAATTCAGCGCTTATCTTAGAGTCAAACGCTACGATAACAAGCTTATTTTTATTTTCGTTTGTTATGTCTTTATGCAACTCTACAATTGTATAATACACAGATGATTCGACATTAAAGTTAACCAGCTTTGGAGATTGTACGCATTGACCCAGCCTAATAAACAATTCTAAATCAGATTCTATTATATTACCGCACCCGTCCATATATGAAAAAAGCTTTTCATAACAATTTCGATGTTTTTTATCCAGTTGTATTTTTATTTCAGTTATTATTTTTTCCGGTAGTTCTGGTAGTACGTCCTCTTTCATTCTTCTAAACATATACCTATTAATTACGGCATTATAATACTTTTCCCGTCTAATACTTATTACATCAAAACCCCCGTAAAAATTTTTCTGTACATTACAGTAAAAATATGCAAAATTCCAATAGCTAGTAAATATACTACTATCTATTAAATTTAAAATCTGCCATATTTCGGCAGGGTCTTTATTTAATGGTGTACCTGTTGCACACCATAAATATTTTGATTGTATATTTTTAATAGCTGGTACTGCTAGATTCTTTCTATTTTTAACCCTGTGGCACTCGTCTAAAATTAATACATCACAAGGCTGTTGTATATCTTCATATTTATACTCTGTAACTTTTCTTTTTATACCCTTTACTATTTTTGTAGTTTTTTTATACTGCAACATTTCATAGTTAACTATTAGTATAGCTGGGCTATTACAACTATTAAAATCTTTTATTATTTCTTCTCTTACTTTTTTAGTGCCATCTGCTAAAAATGTTTTATAACCTGTAAGCCATTTATTTATTTCAGTTTGCCATGTATATTTTACATACGCAGGGGCTACTATTATAGTTTTTTTAGAATGTACATAATGTAAACCAGCTAATAATTGGAGGCTTTTCCCCAAACCCATATCGTCAGCTAAAATACATTTTTTAGCGGTTAACATAAAATTAACCCCTTTTTTTTGGTAGGCTGTAAGAATTGTATCCATATAGTTATTTAATTCTTTTTGTATCCCTTTGGATATTTTTACTTTATTATAATGATATTCTAGGGCATTATACCAGTCTAAAACCTCTCTATTTAGTTGGATATCTTTTGACACTAAAGATTTTAAGTAGTTTATTACTACTGGGTCTTTGGGGAATGATATTCCATTTTCATTTTTAGATGCCCCTATTATATTCATAGCATCAATTGATGTCATATTTAATTGTAATCTATTATTTTTAAATGATAGTTTGTACATTTATACCGTCCTCCTTGTTTATGTATCGTAAAATATGCGCCGTGGCATCTTTTATATGATGCTTATTTTTTACTTTGTGAAGTTTTAAAAAATCATTAGATAGTTTTAAATACCCAGTTCTAACAGATGGCATTTGTTCAACTACAATTATTTCTTTATCTAATGTGTATGTCATGTATTTTACTATTCCGATAATTTCTAGTGTAATTTTAGCGTATTTTGTTATAGAGCTGTTATGAAAGCCCTCATAAATTAACATATCACAAGATTTTATGTATGGTAGTAATCTATATAACCCAATATATAATTGTTCCCCTTGTTCTCCTTCTTCAATTTTCCTCAAAGTAAAAGCATTTTCCAAACAGATAAAATCTTTACTATACTCAATAATTGCTACCCCACTTGTAACCCCGGGGTCTATTCCTATAATTCTTTTACTATCTTTCACGATGCACCCTCCTTATTTATTTACTTATTATAGTATATAAAAATATTGGTGAAATATCAACCACTATACACCAAATAAAAAAGTGTAATAAAAAAGCCCGTAAGGGCTTAATTATGTCTGAAAGCTTTATATTATTTATTTAACATAGGCTTACATTATAACATATTTACACAACTTTGTTAACTTTATATTTGTTACCTGTAGAAGTAATAATGTTATTTTCTTTAAGTTTTTCCATAATTCTTCTATATTGTGTATTAGTTAAGTTGAATTCTTCTATTAAATCACTCTTTTTAAAGTCTTTACCTATATAATTTTTTAGATAATCTAAAACTTTTGACATAAAGTCATAATCATCTAAAAGTGTAGTAGTTGACATAGTGTTTTTAATTGTGCTTTCTTGTGTGTTTGAGGTGCTTTCTCGCATGTTATTAAAATTTACAAGCTTTAACTTTTCTGGTTCTTGCTCTTGCTCTTGCTCTTGCTCTTGCTCTTGCTCTTGCTCTTGCTCTTGCTCTTGCTCTTGCTCTTGCTCTTGCTCTTGCTCTTGTGCTTGTTCTGGTGCTTGTACTTGCTTGTATATGCTTGCTTCTTGCTTGTATGTACTTGTATCTTGCTTGATTGTGCTTGTATCTTGTATGTTTCTGCTTGTATATTGTATGTTTCTGCTTGTATTATTATTTTCTACTTGTACTTTTAAATCTTTAATCAAATCTTTTATATCTTCTTCCTCTGCTTCTTTAGCTGTCTTACTACCTTCCAAAAATGTACAAGATACGCCAATTATTTCTATAAGAAGCCCTATTATAATACAAATAGCTTGTACAAGTGTTAAGTCTGGAATATCTTCTATTAATACATTTAATAATGGTGCTTGTTTTATAGAAGTAGGATTAAATCCTTTTACTGTGGTATACTTGTATTGGGTTAATTTTGTTAATTCTATTTTGCTATCTTCTATTTTATTATTAGCTTCTAATATATCTTTAGAAGCTTTTTCTATTCTTTTATCATATTCTTTTCTAATCTTTGACCTATCAGTTACCCACGATTTAGGTACACCGTTTAAATCTTCTTCTTTTTGTTTCTCTAAAGTATCCAATATTTTAACAAGCCTATTTTTTTCGTTTATATTATCTTCTATAGTTTTTTGTTGTAATTTATACTCTTGTGTTACTTCTTTCCCTGCTTCCCTGTTGTTTACTGCTGTATTAGCGGTAAATACATAACTAAAAAATATTGAAGCAAATATTAGTATCAATGATAAAGTTCCAATTGCCCTGTTAGTAGGTTTTAACGCCCATTGGTAGGTAAAATGTATTTTACCCATTTCTAAAATAAAACCCATCAATACATATATAGCTATTTCAAATTTGCTCTGGTTCTGGGATACTTGAACCATGAACAAAATAGTAAAACATAGAGAAACAAAATAAGATACTACTATAAGACTTTTTAAAACCATATTTTTAAACATTTGTAAAACCTCCAAATTTTATTATTTAACTACTTGTTTAAACTTGTTACATGTAATTTATAATCTTTTATATAGCTGGTATATTTTTTTGGTACTTTAAAACTTAAACATGTAAAATCTAAGTCTATTTTATTTTCAAAAGCTATTTTAAAAAGATATTCTAAATCTAACTTAAATATATAATGTTTATATCTATTCTTTAGATTATAAGAATTAAATACAAATTTATTTATGTACCTGTCTACATCTTCTTTAGATATTTTAAATATTTTAGCTAAATGATTTATACAATCCTGCAAACTGCCATCATTTTTTACATAAGCCCTTTTAATATGGACGCTTTGATGGCATAGTTTACACAATGTTACTATTTGAGTTAGCCTGAAATATGTATATATGTCTTTTTGTATGTATTTAATTGCATATTTTAATATATTATATTTTTCTGGATATACCTTAAAAATTTCATGTACTTCTAAATTAATCTTACTCCCACAACATTGACAGGTATAATTATCCCTTTTTAACACTATCTTTCTAATCTTATTCCAAGAGTCTACGGTCAACATACTTCTACAATTTTTAAAATACATTTGTTCCGGAATATACATAAAATAAAATTTAAAGTTTAAATCATAATTTAAATTAACAAATTTCACTTTTAAGCCCCCTTAATTTCCCTTAATTTTTCCTTTATATTTTCAATATCATTTTTACGTGGATAACCGCCTTGTATCATATTGTTTAAAATATTGTCACATTCTATAAAGCAGTCATTACCCATATCGTCTTTTAATTGATTAAAATTATCGTCTACTAAGTCGCAATTATCATCAGTCCTAAAATTTAAGTATCCATGTAGTACGCACTCATTTTCTAAAGGACTGGCTTTATAATAGATACAATCTATACACTTCATATTAACACCCCTAAAATTTATTTAATACATATATAGTATATCATGACATAAAAAATAAAGCAAGACATTTTTTGTATCTTGCTTTATTTATATTAAATATTTACAATCCTAATGCTTCTATTATATTCTCGCAAATTCCATCATTTTTTAACATCTGTGCATCAACTACAAAAGCCTTAGCCGACTTTGTTTTTTTAGAATCCCATTGACTTTCAAATCTAGCATTATTATACTCCACATAATACGGGCTATTTCTTAATTGAATTAAGAATTGTTCATATCCTATTATTTCAGTCTCTACATTATAGTCTTTTACAAACTTTGTAAATAAGGGAAATAGAATTTTTAAATTAAAGGCTATATTACCACTTTTTTTAGCTATATGAGTTTTATTTATTAATTCCATATCATACATTAAATCTAATTTTTCTAGTATTTTAGGAACAATAGATAGTGTAAAATTCTTACCCCCTTGATTAACGTCAAATTGTAATTTCTCTATCCCTTTTATTACTTCTGCTTCCTCCCCTAATATTTGAAAAATATCAAAATCATAGTCATTAAAAAACTCTACTAGTAATTTAAGACCTGTTAATACCACGGCAGTATTTTCCCTATTACGGGGCTGTAATGAATTTATCTTATTTTTGTATATTAGGAATGACTCTTTAACTTCATTACTTTTAATTTTCAAAGATTTTTCCAGCAACAACCTTCCAAATGACTCTAAATCGTCTATATTGGCTATTAAATAATCTATTGATTTATTTAATTTTTTTAAATCCATAGGGTCGATATACCTCATGGTATAGGAGTCTATACATCTATTCCTATCAGCCAAATCTGTAAATGAAGATTCACCTAAAAACATTAATGGTGCTACATATTTAAAATTATCACTTGATAAATTTATTTTACCCCTGCTGTATGTCAGCCCCTCAAATGCTAGTCTATTTATTTCACTCCACATTGTTTTACGCCTGTTGTCAAACTTACTATATTTAAATTCGTCTAATAATAAAGGAATTGTATTGTTAGAACTCAATGCGCAATTAATAGGAAATCTAGTACTAGATACACTCTCGTCACTTAAAAGCGAAAAAAACGGGCTTATTATAAAGTCTTTAATTGTGCTTTTACCCGTGCTACTCTCGGCGGATAAATTAAAATGAGGAAATTTTATTTTATGCTCAAATAGCCTAGTTTTAAAGAAACATGCACACATATAACATAATAAAGTCGTCATTGTCTCCCTTTTGTTTATATTCAAAATGTTTTCAATGAGTGAAGTATATTTACTGAGGCTACCTACTGCTTTATCCTCTAAAATATTATATTCTATTTTGTTTCTATTGTTATGTAGTATATACTCATTATCAACCCCGTTAGTGGACAATATCCGGCTGTTATTATCAATAAAAAAATACTCGTCGCCATCTTTGTGTATACCTGATATATCAAGACCTTTTACAACTTTTAAATCTAATGTTACTAAGTCTTTTATATATTCTACATGTGTTTCACTCCCATAAAATGAGCCTCGACCCATTGTATATTTGTGTATTGCTTTCTTAAAGTTTTGTTTGTTTTCAAAGTCAGTAATAGGAATAATAGTATTGTATACCGTATTACCTAATCTTATATTACACTCTATACTAAAGTCTGCTAATTCTATATATTTGATTGGTTCTATTGTAAAATTAGTAATTTTTTCTAAGGACTCCCCAGTATTATAAAAATAGCACCCTTCATCAGCTACTACCTTGGAATCAGATAATACAATATTTTTTAACGATATATCAAACTTTTGTGCTATAAATTTTAAAGCCTCTAAACTATCTAAATTTTCTTTTAATTGTACAAATGTAAATATATCCCCGCCTTTATTGCATCCAAAGCAATAAAAACTATCTGTTAACGAATAAATATACAAACTAGGTATGTTTTCCCCATGAAAAGGGCATATAGTTTGATTTCCCGATACTTTTATTTTATACATGTCTAAAATATCCGCTATACCAACTTTTAACTTAACTGCTTGGTAATCTTCATGTCCTTTTTTTTTCTTTTTTGTTACATCGTTAGCCGTGTCTATATCCACTAATTGTTTAAATAATTGCTCTATATATTCTTGATTTGGTTTAATTTCTTTTGCATTATTAGACCCTTTGCCAGTAATAGTCAAAAATCTATTTTTATAATATATTTCTATTGCATCCTTTGGTATATTATTTTTATTTTCTTTTATTTTTTCAACTATTTCATTAGAAAAATATTTAAACATTTGCGGATATTTACCCAGTTTAAAATTTACTTGTGTTTTATCTTTATGCTTTAATACTCTTTGTTTCTTTAAGAAGATATGTACGCCCGTGCCACTTAAAGACCTTTCTATATAGGCTTCTTTATCTAACTTCTCTATTATATCTTTAGCCCAGTCTTTTACTTTACCTCTCTCTAAGTCTAAGCAATTATCTAAATCAATACCTATATAATCGCTATTTAACGCAAAGGATAGACCGTACCCATCCAACATTCTAACAGCTTCTACAGCTTCATCAAAACTAACCCATGTATTGGGGTCGTTAGATTTAGCCATTTTACCCCCGTCTATTTGGTATGGAATTTTATTTTTATGTAATACCCACTGATTCTTTTCTTTTAATTCTTCTGGTATATTACAAATGTTAATTTGACCCATTAAATTTCCTCCTTAAAAGTATTGTACATATATTATTCCATCTACATTAAAAATTATACTATACATTTTATATTATTGCAAACTAATTTTGACGTAAATAAAAATAAAGTACTGTCTTATAATTATATACCAAAATTCTATAAAATATTATTAACAAAAATTTAAATAATAATCCTGTAATGTACTAATAATACTGTATACAATAGTATCAATTAAATATGTTATGCGGGGAAAAACTCCACTTAATAAAGATGTTTATATGACTATGCCAACAGTTAAGCCATCGGGGAATGTAGACATACACGCCTTTGAAGGTACGAAAAATAAAATATAAAACAAAAAGAAAAGCCCTAAAAATAGGGCTTTTCTACAGGAAATACTTTGAACTTCTACAGCTTACTTACTAGTTATAAGTAATTGATTTTATAGTATCACAATCTTTACTAATCCTTATGTATATTATATAACAACCTTTGCAAATAATCAATCCAATTAATGTATTACAATATATTTTTAAGCATTAGTTACAAGTTACCTTATGTTACCTTTAATTAGTGCAAGGTTAAAGCCAGTAATATGCTCAATGTAACTAATGTAACTAATATAACTAATATATACTATTACGTATATATATATATTATTATTATTATATTGTTATGTATCACATATATATATATATATATATTATATAACAATAAAAAAGTTTACATAGTATTATATATATATGGTGTGTAAAAATATTAGGTAACTTAGTTACAAAACCCCGTAAGTACTTATACTAGTAAGTTATACCTTGCACTAACTTGGGTATTTTTCAAGGTAACTTAGTTACACAATTAGTTAAAAGCAGTATTTAACTGGGTTTTAGTTAGGTACACTTAAAAATATTAAAAAATGGCAAAATAAAAATATACTTAAAAAGTATATTTTATTTTAATTTATATTTAATTTTTTTTTTAATTATTATATATCTTTTAAAGCGTTATTAGTTATAGTATTTTTAACCGTGTCCATGCTTGGACAAAAAACATCTTTAACGGGCATTTTAAGAATATTAGATAAAATAATTGCTTGCTCTGGTGTCATAGCAATATAACCAGTTATACGTCTATTAGTATTAACTGTATTTAACCCCCATGCTTTTGCTATTTCCTTTCTCTCTATATTTCTTTCTTTTAGTAAAATAGATATATATTTGGCATTAAAGTTATAATTACCGTTTATATTATTTGACATTTTTTTTTACTCCCCTCTTTCGCATCATTTTTTATTATGTGTTACATAATAAGTATAGCATACATTAAATATATATGCAAACTTTTTTTGACTTCTTAAAACAGTATACCAATATGATATACTTTAATAAAGTATGTAATTATGGAGGTTTTAGCATGGAAAATATTCAAATAACTGATTGTATAGAACAATCGGATGCAACTGCTGTAACTGGGTTAACACAAACAAATTACCTTAAAGTAACAAACTTTGACGATACCAACAGTATAACAATTAACCCTGATGATAATCTTAGTTCTCCTATAACAGTACCCCCCGAAGTTACTATAGAATATGTATTTGATACGCCTTTCGCTGGTATTACTATTGTAAATGGTAGTAGTGTAGATATACAAATATTGGTTGGAAGAAAAGTATAAAAAAAAAGCCTTAAAAGGCTTTTTTTACTTTGAGTATATTATTATTGTCTTAATTTATTTATTTTCCTATTTTAACCCTGATTGGAGACGAACCCGAATTAGTAATTGTAATATTTTGAAATGCATAAAAATACCCGCTAAAAGTTTCATTCTGTTTAACTGTTATAGGGTCGCTTAATTCACTTTCCCCATCTACATTAAATGTAACTGGATTTACCCCGTCATTAGTGAAATTAATATACGTGGCTATGTTAGCCAGTGCTATATTATCCCCTGTGCTTTGTTCTATGTTTTCGATATATCTCATTATATCAAACCCCTTTTCTAAATTATTGTGAAGTTAATATTATTATACTATATTAAAAGATATTTTGTATTTATTAAACAAAATTATATTTTTGTTTAATTATACTCCGCTATTATCAAAAATTGTCCAGCTTTTTGTTGTCACAAGATAGCTTCTTGCTGTTTCGGCAATTCCTCCACTTGTGTAATTTGCAGTACACCTAAAAGTTAATCCAGTTTTTACATTTTGCTCATTTGCCCATTCCAACAACAAATTATCGTAATTCGCTATTGACAAATTTGTGCTTTCTAATATGTAATCAATATTTGTTGTAGCTTCTATGTTGAAGCTAATAGCTTGGTTAAAATCAAATGCATCTTGAAACATAGCATACATATTTGTTACTTTAGAAGTATTAAAACAACTAACAGACTGATTAAAATTCGTGCATTCTCTGAACATAAAAGCTGTAGTTGTTACTTTAGAAGTATCTAAGCAAATAGGTTGATTGAAATTAGTACACTTATAAAACATAGCATACATAATTGTAACTTTATGAGTGTTAAAATTAATAGGTTTGTTGAAATTTGAACATGCATAAAACATACTATTCATGTTCACTACATTAGATGTGTTAAAATTAACATTTTGGTTGAAATTTGAACATAAATAAAACATATAAGACATATTTTCTACATTTGATGTATCAAAATTAATTGCTTGATTAAAATTCGTACATCCGTAAAACATGTAATCCATATTTTCTATATTTAATGTATTTAAATTCCCAATTAATGTTAAATTTGAACAACCTCTAAACATCTCAGACATATTTACTACATTTGATGTATCTAAATTGTTTATGCTAGTTAGATTCGTACACCCATAAAATTTTCCTGCTGAATTACCAACATTGAGTATTCCTCCGTTATCTATGCTTAATAATTTAAGTTTATCACCAGAATTATTAAAAACAAATCCTTCAATTGTGCCTTTTATTTTTATTTCATAAGTTCCAATACTACTATATGTATGTGTAACTTCTGCTTGATTGTATGCTGTTATAGTATCTTTTTGTCCATCTCCCCAGTCAACAACAAAGTTATATGTACCTCCTGATTCAAGAGGTAATTTAACTTGATGGTCTGTGCTACTTCCTGTGCTTGTGTTGTCTGTTTTCCATGTACTTATAAATACATTTGAGTTAATTATATTTACTCTTTTTACAATACTATTACCTACCCCTAATTGTGGCATTATATCACCCCTATTAAACTTCCTCCCAATCTCCTATATAAGCTATTACACTCCCACTAGCTAGTTTAAAACTTTCAATATATCCAACTACAAAACACCCAGTAACCAAAGATATATTAGAGCTTTCCTCGTCTATATTATCACCTGTAATATCTTCTATTACTGAATCTTCAACAGCGTATACACAACAATACTCACCTGAATGTGTATCTGTATCGGATATATAAGTAAAACCATTTTGCCCCATGCTTTGTTCATTTGCTTTTCTTGCATTATTTTTCCCAGCCATTATCTAACCCCCTATTACTTAATATATTAATTTTATCACATTACATACTACAATTAAAAATAGGGGTATAAAAACCCCTATTCTATTTTTTCTATTAATTTATCTATATTGGCTTCTACTGTAAAGTATGATAAATCTGTTTGAAGTACAGATAATAAAAACTGTTTTTCTAATGTTTCTAAATCATAATATCCCGTTAATACCTCGGGTATTATTCCGTCTTTATTCTCTGTACTAAAAGAAGCTATCATTATTTTTTCTATTTTTCCGTCTTTAGCCATCTGTAGAATGTTCTCGATAAATTTAACTAATGATTCTTTATGGTCTTTTAAATGTATTATTTTACCCATATTAAAAGCCTTTTTTATTTGTTGGGTCGTTGAGTATACCAAAAGATACTAAAATAAAAAATAAAGCATCAATTAATAATTTAATATTTTCCTGTGTTATACCCGCCCTATTGTATAAATCAAAATGCCCTAGTATTGGTAAAATGAAAGCTACAATAGACCCCCAAACTACTACGCTCCTAAATCTACTCTGTTTTTCCATGTAATCAGCCTCCTGATAATATTTTAAAAATCATGATTAAGTTTGTAGCTACTACCCCAATAATACCGGAGATAACTCCAATTTTTTTAATTGATAATTTCTGCTGTGTTATATTACTACAAACATTTCTATTATTCTTACAATCTTCTTTATTTACCATTTTTTCTATTTTATCTTCTAATTTGTCAAATCTGGTATTTATATCGTGCTTTAACTCTGAAAAATTAGATTGTATCATAGCTATTATATCATTATTCATTTATATACCCCTTACTTTAGCTTTAGTAGTTCTATTTCATCTTCTAACTCTTTTATTTTAGTGTTTAACTGTTTTAACATATCTGCTAACATACTAAAAGCATTAGCCCGATATAATGGTGTATTATATAATTTGTCTGAAATGCCTATACCATTATTTTTTAAATATAAATATGATTCATCTGCCCAATGTTCTGGCTTTTGTTCTGGTTTTTTAATAGGTTTGTATTTTATGCCATAATACCAACATACACATTTTACAAGTGCTTCTACTATTTCATTTTCTTTCTTTTTACCCAGTTCTACATCGGATTTACTAGATAAAAAATAAGCCTCAAAAATAACAGCTTTCATTTTTGTTTTTTTAATAACTGTATAGTAATCTTGACCCGGGTATTTTTTACTCTCGCGTGTCTTATTACCTCTGTTTTTAAAACCTAGCTTATTCATTTCGTTTAAAACTTTATCGCAAAATTGACCAACTTTAGAGTTTTTACTGTTGTGTATACTCCTAAAAGTTTCGCAACCTTGCGCATCTTCAAAAGAATTATGGTGAAAAGAAATCATTAAAAGACTGCTATCACTGCATTTACTATTAAGATAATTCGCCCTATCTGTAAGGCTTATATATTTATCTGTAGTTCTTGTTACATACACTTTTATTTCGTGTTCCTCTAACCTTTTTTTAAACTTTAAGCCTTTTCTTAAATTTTCGGTCTTTTCAACTAGATTGTTGCCTATTGCTCCGGGGTCTTTGCCCCCGTGTCCTAAATCTAGGTAAAAAATATTTTTATCCAATTATCCCACCCCCGTACAAATATTATAGTATTATTATAACATTTTATAGCAGGTATAACATATTTGTTGGTATTTACAAAAAAAGGCATGTAATAGATTAAGATAATTTTTTTTTTTAAAAAAAAAATATCTTATGAGCCATAAGATATTGAGTTTATAATTTTATATTCAAGTATAAGTTTTGTCAAATTAACTATTTTTATTATAGTATACATAAATAGTTTTTGCAAGTTAAAAAGTACAAGTATAATAGAATTTTAACAAATCATGTAATATAATTACACATTTACGCCATAAAACTGTATTTTATAGTACTTTCCATACTCCCCTATTATTTTTATTTCGTCGCCAGACTTCAAAGTACCAACTATAATATTTAATTCTAAGTTTTCGAATACATCTACATAAGTTTTTCCCGGGTCGTTCATTATGACAAGCCCTGCGCTTGTGTTTATTGCAGACGTTTTATATATTGCAATATATTTTTTTTCTATCCAGCCGTAATAACGTGTATTTGCGAATACATAATTGCGCATCATATTGATTAAAACCCTGAAATTTATTTTTTTAAATTTTTCAGTATATCGCATAAATTCGCTTAAATCATCACCTAAATTCCTTGTAGTGCTAGATAGTTCTAACTCTGAATTAATAGGATTTAAGACATCGTACTTCATGCTTGTTATTCTTGTTTGTAGCGTAATATCTAAATCTTTATCGTAAACCGTAATAATATCACCTACATTATACTCCGGTAAATTGTTATTATTTGTTTCTAGATATTTAGCTTTTAAATTATATACTATATTTTCAGTTTTATATTTCTCTGCTAAATATAACCCATATTTATATAATATTTCTGTATCTGTTATATCTTCATTTGATACGGTTTTATTTTTGATAAATGGTATATTTGTTACTGGGGCTAAATCTATATACTCTAAGCCGTTGTTATGTTCTGCTATACTAATACCCCCATTACCATAAATATATAATCTGTTTACATAATCATAGCTATCTATTTCCCTTGATATTTCGATATTTCGTTTGTATGAGAATATAACCCCATTATCTATCCCGCTATCTTCATACAAATATACTTTTTTTATTTTGGAGTCAAATTTTAAATCTCCACCATAAAGCTTTTGGATACTTCTTAATAGCTGTAGGCAATTAGAATTATTTTCTATGGAAAAATCTCTTGTCAAAAATATATCTGTTTCCCCGAGCTCCCAGCCTGTATCAGATAATACATATTTTATTATTTTATCTGGGGTAGTTTCTGCAAATTCTTTTTCTTTTATTGGCGCGCTGTATTGCAAATTATAAAAACCAGCCTCGGCATAAACTTTAGTTAATAATATATTTCCTTGTCTTATATCCTCTATTTTTCTAATTGTGTACATTTCATTATACATCTGTATTAAACCCTCGATATTTATACTATCTCTCTTGTTAGTATAAGGAAATGTAAATTCTATATATTTAGCCCCGTTTAATTCTTCTACTATATAGCTCTCTGTATTTTTATTTATAACAGCCTCTTTTAAATTTGTATCTACGTCGTATATGATAGGTAAACTAAAAGCTTTACGCTGGAACGGGTCGGCGTCTATATCAAGTATTTCTATTTTGCTTACTGTTGGGCTGTCCGTAAAATCCCATTTACCTTCAAACTTAAATCTAAATTGAAGATATTCCAAATTTGGGCTGTCTATTGCTGAATCTTCTCCCAAATCTACCCAACTATTCCATGTAGGGGTGTTTGTTTCTGCGTTCGCGCTTGTACGTGTTTGTATGTCGTATATACTTGTAAAATCGTTGACTTCACTTGTAAATAGTAATTTACCATATCCGGAGAATTTACCATTTTGTAATTTATATATTTTACTTATATACTGCCCCTGTTTTGGAAATGAGTTTACCCCTTGTTTATATAATCGCAAATTATTATACTCATCTACATTAATATTTCCATCTAATAGCGTACCTCCATTAGTTGGTGCGTTAAGATAGAAATATTCTTTCATGTCCTCAATAGTTCGTTCTGTACTTCCTTCAAATAATACACTATCTATTGACCCTTCAAATGCATCATATCCTCCGCTATCCCAACCTATCCAAATTGGTCTGATATCTTCTTTTAAATATGTATATGGTGAAATATTAAAAGCTAGTGTAGTATCTAGTAATACCGTGTTATCTGATTGCTGGCATAAAAGTACTTTTATTTCTTGTGCTACATTATCCCCAGTAAAAGCTAAAAAGTACCAGTCGTCAATTTGCAACTCGGGAATATCTACAGTTTGACTGATGCAATTTTCATCGTAAAACTCTAAAATATCTTTAGAATTTGTAAAGTCTTGAAAATATCCCACGCTTATAAATTCGTCAGTTTCTGGCTCGGTATTATAATCAGTATCCAATAATGTCATATAAGTTATACCGCTTGTAGCCCTAGAATCTGGCTTAAACCACATAGCAAACAAATACTTGTCTCCTAAAGTCTGATATATGTTTTTATTTAGTCTTATATACCCTGTGTCGCCTCCTGCACCTTGTAAAGCATAAGCGTACCTATTTAACCCTAAAACGTCAAAAATGTATCCATCTGTATAATTTATTATTTCACAGTGGTTATTAAACCCCGAATAGTCTTTTATTTGATTATTTCCATACTCAAAAACACATTCGGAAATAAATATAAAATTATCTTCTACCTCCGAAGTATTATATATCTCTAATGTATAAGTACCAAATGTATCTGCCTCAAATTCGCAAATAACATCATAGGCATATGAAGCCGAATAACAATCTATTCCGGTATAAAACAAATATTCTTCTTGTGCTGGGGTTATTTTAACGTAAGCATGTCCTACCGCCCCGTCATTTGCATAGCTACCATAAACAGTTAATTTTTTACCTGTAAAAGTTATTTTATAGCTTTCACCTTTATTTAAAAATATATCTTTATGAGACGCGGAATCTCTCATTTTAAAGTCTGTATCTTCATTTGATAATGCTACCGTGCAATGCTGGGGTAGTACTCTGCGATATTGTTTAGCATTATCTATATAGTCATTTATCTGTGTACTATTTAAATATCCTGAATAAATAAAGAAGCCTGATAATTGCCCGTAATATTGCCATGTAGCTTCTTTCCTTCCAAACCAAAAAGGGTAACCAACATAGTCAACAGTTCCAGTAATAGACCCTGATACATCAAGAACGCTATTTAAATATAGGTAGCAATTAGTAGAATTATGCGTAAGCATTACATTATACCATCTTCCAGCCTCTAGGACGGTAGTACCTACTAGGTTTACTATTAATGTATTAGATGAATTATACGCCGTGGCATATACCGCCCCGGTATTACGAATCCCTAAATGGTATCCATTATTCGTAGCGGTTCTTTGAGTGACTAAACAATGAGTATTGCCGTCTAAATCCCCTGACTCTGGCTTAAACCATATTGATATAGTTCTATCTGTGCCTCCATCACTAACAGGTGCGTTATTTGTTTTACAATACCCCGCGTTATACCAATAGGTAGCTACTAAATGGTCGAAGCTTTTCACTGTTTTATCAAAATTGGTGTTTCTCTCGGTTAACCCATAAGTATAATGGAATCTTAGCCCGTCATATGTAATTAAATCTTCGTCGGTACTATCTAAATATCTGTAAAATAATAATTTAGTTTCGTCTACCCCATCATATTCAAATCTAGGCATTAACCGCGGTAAAGACTTTTCAATAGCGTAATATGTTTGCGGGGTGTCAGCTTCTAAATATCTAACATTTTCTATCATTTTTCTGGTAGTATCAATAAAAGCCTCTGCGCCATAAAATACAAATGTGCCACTAACTATTTCTATTTTTAAAGTATGTTCCCCAGCGCCTAGCCCTTCGACTTCGTAAATTGTTTGTAGCCCTGTAGGTAAAGTAGATGTATCTATTGTAGCCTCAAATACCCCATCTAAATAAATATCAACTACCCCAGATATACCTGACTCTTTTGGTATCCATACATGAAATACCGCGCCTGTAAAAGTGAAATTTACATAATTGCCCGCTGTGTTACTCCAAGAAGCATAACCCGGCTTCGGTAGATTATCGTCATAATATACTACCCATGTACCACTCCGGGTAACTAAAAAGTCGTACCCAGTGTCTTTATAAAAGGGTATCATTTCAAAAGTTTCTTTAAAATACTTGTGAAAAAGGTAAACTTTTTCATCTGTAAGGTATTCACTACCTATAGTTAAAGACCTAAAAAGCCCCCTAAAATGATAACCGCCAGCTAACATATTACCTATCATAAATGGATTAACATAATCTATTGTACCGGAATATGCTAATTGTTTAATTAAAATACCATCAATAAATACTTTAACTGTATTATTGCTATGTGTAAGTACTAAATGATACCATTTCTTAGACTCTAATAAAGTGGCTGTAACAAATTCATCTAATAACAAATTATTTGCACTATCATAAAATCTAATATATAAACGCCTATTTGTAAAAGCTATATGGTAACCAACATTTGACGATATTCTTTGAGTAAATAATACTTTTGTTCCTGCCAATAAGTCAGCATCGCTTAATGCAAAAACAAAACTTATATATCTATCTGCACCCCCGTCAGATGTTAGCCCCGTTGTTTCTTCTAACCAACCGTCGTATAAGTCTGCCACTTCGGTAGAGGGGTATGACCTATCAATATATTTATACGGGTCGTCAATTATGGATACGGTATTATATACCGTAAAGCCTGCTACGGTGTTTAAAGTATCGTAAAACAAAAATTCTTCGCTTATATTATCCGCTAATTTTCGAGGGTGTAACCACCCATAAGACCAATAGTAATAATACATAAAGTACCTTAAATAATCGTAATACTCTCTATTTATTTGATTATTTCTTAAAAGTAAATTAGTATTTTCTGTTGGGATTAACTCCGACGTAAAATCTAATTTACTTATAACCCTTTCTACTTGCATTTTTAAGCCCCCTTATATGTATCTTGCATTATAGTCTATATCTATACTTGTTAAACTCATTCCGCTACCTACTGTAATTTCCAAAGTATTAGCCCCGTTTAATAACTCTGGAAATGCTACGCGCTCTAAATAAGGCAGACCGTTAGACTCTGCCAAGGTAGATATATTTCTATAAATTACAATACAATTATTACAATCTATTTCTAATTCGTAACTACTTGTTATAGTATCTTTTATCTCTATAATATCTTCATCATTATTGAAATTTAATACTAAATGGTCGTCTGCAGGGTCTATATCTGCCACTATAGTAATAATTGGTTTTACGGTAGCATTACCCCCAATACTGGGGTTTTTAGTACCGCCCGTTGTATATTGTATATTAGTACTTGCAATAGTATACGCGTAAGGGTCTGGACAAACAAAAACTAAATTAAATACTGCCCCGGTTCTTACTACTTTTGTAATGTCTAATCCGTTTGCCAGCTTTGCAAAATATTGCCTAGCTGGGGTAGAGTCTAGTATTAAGCTTTTTAACCCTAGTTTTGGATTTAAATATCCATTTAAAGTATCAATAGTAGCCATCATTACAGATAGAGAAGTTTTAGGTTTAAAATTACATTCAAAAGTTATGTATTTTTCTTTTAAAAATGTTCCAAAGTCTAATAACCCGTCGTCAGCTGTTAATTCTTTAAATTGATTGTCTTGATTAGTTATAGCCTGTATGGTAGCCCTATTTACATTTATACCCATAGTACTTGCAGTAACTCCATTAAAAGTAAACATATTAGACCCCCTCACCCCTCATTTTTTTTAATATTTCATTATATACATTTGTTCCTAAATTATACCCTGCTGGTATTTTCTCCCCGTTGCCAACACTAACAAGCGGGGAATTAAAATTATTTATAATACGCCTATTACTGCTATTATTATTAGTTATATTATTCCCTGCTAAATTACGCAAAGTATTATTATTTGGTAGTTTTTTTAAGCTTTTAATATCATTGTAAAGGGTTTCTCTCATTGCCTTACTCGCGTCGTTTATCTTAAACATTGCTTTTTCGATATAACTTGGGGAATGTATCCCCATGCCTTGTTTAAAACCATTCCACATATTACGCCCAATATTTTTCAAGGCTGAATATGCTTTACTGCCTAAACTTCCTACCCCTTTTATAGCATCTTTTATTATCTGACTTACTTTACCCGGCAAAGTTTTTATAGTATTTATTAATCCATTTTTTATCATGTTACCGACACTTTTAGCTTTATTATATGCAGATATACCAATAGAAATTACTTTACCCGGTAATTGTTTTATCCAATTATATGCGCCTGTTATAGCTTCTTTTGCTTTTTGGATAAGCATATTTCTAAATTGTAAAAATTTAATAGTGCCTTTTACTGCTAATTCGCCTATTTTTGAAAGTATCTTAGGCACTGTAGAAGTAAAAAAGTTATACATTTTAGTTAACCCAGTTAAAATCAGATTAGGTAAATAAACCGTATAGGTTTTATATATCTCTTTACCTAATTTAATATGAAGCTTTAAAAATGTTCCAATTACAAAACCAACAAACTTAGGTAAAGTCTGGGTAAAGAAAGTATATATTTTATCTGGTATAGAAGTAATAAAGCTTAATATATCTTCCCATATACTATTAACATTTTCCCCGGTACTTTGTGTAAAGCTTATAAGCCAATCAAAAAAATCATTCCACAAATTTTTTAAAGTTTCTGGCAACCCCTTAAAAAATTCGATTATACTATTCCATATAGATATAGTAAATTCTTTTATTTCCTCCCATTTCCATATTATAAGCGCTACAAGTGCCACAATAGCCACACCAATTATAATAGGCAAAGCCCCTATAGTGCCGATAAAGGCTAATACTGCCCCGACTACTGTACCTAATACCCCAGATAGTGCAGTAAATACAGTTATAGCCGTTTGTATATATGGGTAAATTAAAATTACCACCCCTAATAATGTAGAGATTACCGATGCTACAATACCAAAAGCTACGCCGATTTTAGTTATAACTGGGTTTGCTTCTACAAAGTCTAAAATCTTAGTTAAAAACTCACTTAACTTTATTATTGCTTTCGATATATACGGTGCTAATCTTGTGCCAAATTCGTCTGATATACTTTTTAACTGCCTGCTAACCTCTTTCATTGTTACCTTATTACCCTTTAATGTTTCATTAGCTTTTTTATTAGAACCTTCAAAGTCTTTCAAGCCTCCATCAATCTCGGTCAAAGCAAGGACGGCATCCCCGCCTAATTCTTCCCATAATGTACCGTATAATGCAGTACCCAAAGCGTTACGCTTTACTAAGTCTTTTTCTGCCTTTAGTTTTGCATTGACTAACTCCATAGTACCCGCGGTATTTTTAGTATCTTTTGACAAACCTTTTACTATCTTGCTATAAACTTTTTTATTACCTATTATATCCTTTAAGTTTTTATCGTCCTCTTTTGCTAATTCAAGAAGATTTACGCCAAATTCTTTTACACTGTCGCCCAATTGGTCTGTATTAAATTGTCCATCTTGTAAACCGCGTACAAGTATACCCGCGAATTCTTCGGCATTAAACCCCAATTTACTAAATTGTTGTGAATACTCTCCAAAAGTATCTAGTAAATCGCCCGCTCTATCTCCGGATTGTTGAGCCGATTTAGTAACAATATCTAGCGCCTTGCCTCCTTCTACACCAAAATTTTTAACTATGGAGGTTACCGCATTTAAAGAGTCCTGAATATCATAATCATACAAATCCCTTAATACAAAACTACCTTCTGTTAGTTTTTGCGTTTCTTTTGCTGATAATTTTAAAGACCTCTGGTATTTTTGGTATGTATCTGATACCTCGGCTAAATCTTCGCCGTAACCTTTTAAATAACTGTCCTTAATTTTTTTATTGAAGTTTTCTAACTCTTTACCAGTTAACCCGGTTTGTGCTTCAAATTTTCTAAATGTTTTTTCTGTCTCTTGCGCCCCCGCGCTCATAGCTAAAAGACCGCCAGCTATGCCAACACCTGCGCCAATTAACGCGGTTTTAGCGCTATCCGCATTTACGCCAATAGTCTCAAAGGCATCTTTTATATCTTTTTTCGCGTTACTCATTTCTTTTGATATATTATTGCCTAATTCTCTTATAGAGTTTGACGCTTTTTTTGCACTTTGTTGTAACCTATCTATTTTTAATATAATTTCCGCTCTAATACTTCCTAAGTTTTCAGCCAACTAAACCACCTCCAAAACTATTATATAATAATAACACCCAAAATATTTTATAACCAATTTTGGGCGTTACCTTTATACTTTGTGTTATTGTAACCTTTGTTACAATTATTATCTTGTTTTTCTAATTTTTTATTGGCTTTTACTTCTTCTAGCTTAATAGCATACATACAAGCAGTATCAAGACTGTAAGCTTCATAACTTCCCAGATTAGTTATATAACTGCTGGGCTTCTGCCCGAACTCTTTCGCAGTATACGCCAGTTCTAAAATAAAATCACTTGCTACGAAAGGGCTTTAAATCCCGGATACCCCCTAACACCCAATCAAAAATCGCATATTTTTGATTTAAAGTTAGGGGGTAAACTTCTTCAAATTCTTCAAATGTAGGCTCTATTAAACACTCTTTACATATATTATCTAACATAGGGAACATATCTTCTATAACTTCGCCCCCTTCTTTTACGGCTTCTTTTTTTATAATTTCTTCCCGTTCTTCGTCGGTACTTGTATTATTTAACTCCTCTATAATTGACCCCGTTAAAAAACTAGATAAATTATATTTTCCGTTTAACATTTCTTTAGAAAAATCAATTTTTTTAACCCTTACATTTATGCTATCTTCTTCATTGTATCCGGGTATTGCTATAATAGTACCTTTAGCTAAATTTTTTAATTCTTCTATATTTATCGGTCTTTTTTCGCTATCCATCTATAAACTACCTCCTATAAAAAAAAATTAATGCTATAGATATTATAGCATTAATTGTATTCTAATACATAAATTATATTATACAGGTAAAGCATCTACATATTCTTTCGTATAAATAGGTAAACTCTGGGCTTCGTTTTCACTACATTTAATAGTTAATTCCGGGGTAGCCCATTCTTGGTCATTATGTTCTATATTAGGGGCGTATCCAATACACCAACCAAAAATATACTTAACCCAATTAGTTTGTACTCCCCCGGCTGAAAAGTTTTGAATGTATATTTCTAAAAGTGTAGGGGTTCTTGTTTGTTGCTCTGCTATAGTTGGCATTTCCCAACCTGTATTATAATCGGTCAAGTCTATTGTTTCTTCTATTAATGTACCACCGCATAAGTGATATAGCGCTTCTATATCAAACTTGGCATTAGTAAATGTTAGCGTACCACCTACAATAGTGTCAATATCTTGTATTCTAGCTAATACAATATCACCCCCGCGTAATACTGAACTTTCCCCTTCTTCAATTTCCATAGATATTCCCACACTTTGAGGCGTAGTTATTTTATAATATACTGGCGTTCCGGGGTTACTGCCGTCTGCCTCTAAAGTTTGGATTCTTATAAGTTTTATACCTCGTAAATACCCGGTTATATATTGGGCGTCTGCAACTGCCATAATCTCACAACCTTTCTATATAATTAATTCATTTATCCTAAATTGAAGCCCTTGACCTACCGCGCCCCAATCTTCTTCTATTATAGAATTCCCGTAAAACCCTACATAATCTATTTGGTACTTTTCAGTTAAATAGGGTATTATTTTATCGTGTAGGTTATTTTTTATATTTTCTATCAATGTATCCAATAAAGATATATCTTTATACATATCTATATAAGCGAAAATTAAATAAAAATCATCAAAACCGTTTTTAATATTGCTTGATACTTCATCAAATCTATTTACAACTATAAAAGGTTTAGGCGTAGTTAGGGTAACTATATGCGGTTGATAAATCTGTATTCCTAAAACAGACGTTAATTTATCGTGTATCGCCTGCCTTTTACTCACCTGCTACCTCTTTTTTTTCTTCTTTTACTTCTTTTACTTTTACTTCTTTATTATCTTTATTATCTTTTTTAGTTTTTCCGGATTTATCTTTACTTTTTTTTGTAGCTGTTTTAGTAGAAGTTTCTACCGTGTTATTACCTTTTTCTGTTTTTGTATCCTCATTACTTACCTTTTTATTTTCACTCTCTATAGTACCTATTTCTACAAGGTATTTAGATAATCTTTCGACCGTAAATTTTTGTTCCTCTTTACTCAAATCAAAAGAATATATTTTACCATGCTCTAATTTTATTGCATATGGATACCCTACGCCGTCATTGGATACTATAACCCCGTTTCTTAATACCTTTTTTGACTGGGGGTCGTACTTACACTTTAATCTTTCCATACCTGTACTTGATAAATCACATTTATATTGTGTCAAATTTGTAGACATTATTTTTACACTCCTAACTATTAATAAAATTATTTATAGCCCTGCTTAATTTACTTTTATTAGCCCGTATAGTTGGTAATAATATAGCATATCTGCCCGACATACCTTTTTCCAAATATACGCCATAATGCACCCGATGCGCGATATATATATGTATATTACCGCTTTTTTTATAAGCACCGCCATGCAACCCATTACGCGCCGAACTGGTGCGGTCTTTCCATTTCCTATTTAATTTTGCATATCTTTCTAATGTACCTTTACCAAATATGTCTGCTAACGCAAATATACCGCTCTCGGTTCTTTCGCTCCATCTGTTTATATTTCTTACTATTTCTTCTACTCCTACAACACTAGACAATTAAACCACCTCACATATTAATTGAATAGATGTTATATTATCTTTTTCTAAATTAATCATAACAGATTTAACATTATAATTCTGATTATCGTATTCAAAACTATAATTATATTTATTCATATCTTGTAAAAATGGTGCTGTATAATCTGCTAAAACAACAGCACCATTATAAATACTTTGTAGTCCTATATTTTCATTACCTGTAAAATCACTATTATTAATTTTGGTTATTCTACATGTAATATTAAAATTATCTTGAACTATATTTTTACCACCTGTAGCAGTATTAAGCGTTATAATTTTTCTATTAATTGTTATAGTTTCGGGGTTATTTAAAATTGACATATTTGCCATATTTCTTTTTGTTGCTACTAGGTTATTCAGCACTATAAGCATCCCCCATCAGATTTCTATAACTAGATTGTTGTTCTGCTTCTTCGTTAGTATCTTTATTTATATTATTTTCAAATAAAGCCCCGGCGTTCATACTACTAGATTTTTTATTCCATATCTCGGCTAATTCTAAATATCTTTTATACGCATCATACAGGCTATAACTTTCATTGCCTATAGAATAGCTTGATACACTACTACTTATTACTTTACTAGCTAGTATTAAAAATAACTCGGATATTGTTTTCTCTGTATTATTATCTTTACTAGTGGATATACTTTCAATAAAGCTATCTGAAAATATAGCCCCCGAGGTATCATCTATTACCTCCCTAATATATGCTAATACGCTAGATTCCACATATACCACCTTCTAACTAATAGATAAAAAGCACGCTTTAAGCGTGCCTAATATCCTTTTATTTTAACTGCTTTATGCAGGAAGTGTAATTTCTTGCACGCTACGCGCTATTCCAGCGTAAACCCCGCGCCTACTCCTACCAACTAATTGCTGTTCTATCAACCTAGATAAATCCGCATTATCAGCATCTACCCTTAAATCATGCTTTATTAATTCTTTCATGTATTTTCTAGGCATTACCAAATATGCTTTTGTAGTAGGGCATGGAGGATAAGTATAAGTTTGCGCGCCTACGGTAATACTGCCCCCGTCGTAAGCAATTACTTCATCTATCCCCAAAACATTTGTTGGAAATTCCCCGGATACTTGTAAATTACCTAAAGCATCAGCGATTAATTGTTCATTTCCCGGGTGAATAAGTAATTTACTTCCTTTTCTGCTTGGAGTAGCAAGCCTTGAAGCTTCTACGGCATCAATTAAAGTTTTCCTAGTATTCATAACCCTTCTTGTCCAGTCAGACCAATCCGGCTGGGCTGGGGTGTCATATACTGTACTAGCTGGTGTTTGATTAGCAGATGTATAACCGTAACTTATAATAGGGTATAAATGTATATGATTTAATAACATGTTATGGCTTTCTCCCATGCTACGGTTTAACATTTGCATGTTAAAAGTTTCATTATACACTATCATATCTTCTGTATACTCAAAACCTCCGGCATATGTTACGATATTTGCCGTGTCGCCTTCTTCGGCGTTTCTAGTACCAAATTTTACTTCGCTACCTTCTATGTGTTCTAAAAATACTACGCGCCCTTCTTGCATCCATACCGCCTTAAATACTTTTGGAAAATTGGGGTCTTCCAAAGTTTCGTATAACGGCTTATATAATAGTGGTTCTTCGTCTCTTCCTAAATCAATTTCAAGATAAACTTCTTTTAAAAAATAGGCTTGGCTTTCGTCAGATGTAATCATTTCGCCTATAGGTTTATCAAATGCGAATGTCTCCACCTCGCCATTTACAACATTATATTTAAACTTCCTTATTGTATCCCCATGTTTAAATGTTCCAATTCTACTACCTGTAAAACCCTTTAATTGAGATTTTAACTTTTCTTTACTTATTATATTAAATACCAATTAGTACACCTCCTTTTAATTTAAATTAAGAATCCAAAGTAGTTCTTTTAAATGTAAGAACTGTATCACTTGCGCCTTTTACTGCGGTCGCTTTACCTATTAAATGGTTTGTTCCTACTGTAGACGTAAATTCGTCAGCGGTAGCATCCCAATAAACCGCATCGCCTACTGCAAAGGTATCCCCTGTATGTACTTGGGTAGTCTCATACTCATATAACGCGACCTCTAAACTGGTATCATATGTAGCGAGGGCATCCGCTGTACACAGCCCCATAAATCCGCTTATATCATACCATACGCCTTGCGTAACTCCTCCGGACGGCGCTACAACTACAACCGCTTTACCGTCTGATAATTTTCTAGTCAATTTATTTCACCTCATTTATTTACTTTTTATTTTTTTATTAAAAACTTATTATCTTCTAAAAATCCTATGTCACCGCCACCGTTAGAGCCTGCGCTAGAACCTTGATTATTAGGTTGTGATATATTAGATATGTTATTAATCATTTTTTTGACAGTTTCTTTCTTTAATAAGTCGTCAATTTCCCCGGCGATAATATCTTTATCTAAACTATCCGTAATAAAGATATCTTTAATTAATGACTGCGCCTGCTCTCCTGTTATTTTACTTTCTATTACTTCTTTAATAATTTTTTCTTGCTTATCTTTCTTGTTATTAAAAATATTTTCTTGTCTGGCTGTCTTAGCTTCCTTTATATCTGATACGGACATTTCCCCAACTTCATTTGCTACATCTGCGTCTATTACCCTTTTTTTAGTAAGCCCTATAATAGAATTTATATCTTCGTCACTTATAGACCCTTCTACGTACTTCATTTTCAAATGTTTTAAAATTTCGTTTTTATCCACTGCATCAACACCTCCGTTATTATTATTATTTATTGTATCATAATTAATTTTTTTAGTTTGAAATGCCCCGTCACTATCTTTATAAAGTATTTCTATACTATCTTCATTTTCAGATAATAATTTTATGCTAGAATATTTATCTTTAATTTTATCTAGTAGTTTTGCAGTTTTATCATTATTTTTTATTGGTTCGTCTAATTCTCCAAAATAGTCTAATGACATTTCCCCCGTAGTACTAATAATATTTGTAGGCATACCCGCGCGGTTTAATGGTGTCCAGTCAATAGATAAAGGTTTATAGCCTATAACATCTACATTACCAGAACTATCCTTATACAACTTAGGTATACCGAAAATAGATACTTGTTTTACTCTTTTACCTTTAATCCATCTTTTTAATTTTGTCGCGTCTTTATCTATTAAACCCCTAAAATATGCGCTATTTGTATTTTCATCCCATTTACCACCTACCCAATGGGTTTGGATATCTGGAAATTGAGTATCAACATCTTCACTTCTTTGATGCCCTAAATACCCGTTAAGTGTTTCTGTATTTACATAATTAACTATATCTTTCAAAGATTCAGGCTTATAATTCCAACCTCTTTTACTTTTTGTTGCTGGTATTTCTACGATAACTTCAAGGGGGTCATTGTCGCCGTTTTTTAAATCGTCTAAATTTACCCCCTGTGCCACTGGAACAAAATCGATAGGCTTATTAGATAAAGCGGTAATTACACTATGTTTTAATACATCGCCCAACTCTTACACCTCCTTTAATTCTATATGTAAAAATATTTCAGTCTTGTTATTTTCTCTAGTTAAATTATAACCTATTAAATTATAGTTTTCAGATTTTAATAAATTTTTTACTTCATTAGTTATTATTATATTTAAATCCTTAGCTTTTACGACTTTTTCTGGAATCTTCATACCTTTAGGTAAATTGTGTATATCTATAGTATCACTCATATTTGACCCACCTTTCTATTTAGAGTTTTTATATAGCTGTCTAACTTAGTGTATTTTTTAGGGTATTTCTCCCAACCTTTTAAATCTTCTACAAGTTTATCTATATTATAATCTGCTATTTGCACACACAAACAATTTGGATGCGGTACACGTGGCTCTTTACCTGCTGGGAAAAACCCCTTTTGACCGTACTTTTTTGTATTGGCGTATATAGTGCAAATATCAAACTCCGGATGCCTACTTGACAATACCCAAAATATGCCGTTATATCCGTAAGTCTCCCGGCTTGAATTATATAAAGATTGTGTAAAGCCTTGATTAATTTCAGACCTTGCCACTCTTAACGCCTCATAACTAACATTTTTAGGTATTCCGGGTATTAATTTTCTAAGCTTCCTAGATACCGGTGTATTTTGTTTTAAGTATCCTTCTAAATCCTTTGCTAATAATCTGGGGTCATTTATATTATTAGCTTCATAATATTCAATAATTTTTTTAATACCTTTTTTAGCCCTTTGGTTACCTCCCCAAATTCTTTTTGATAGTGTTGTTTTTTTCTTTCCCCAGCTATATTCAAAAACTAAGTCAAATGTTTTATCTGTGTCATATAATATTAAAGTATCTAACTTATCAATTATATTTCTTGCCTCTGCTATACCTGATTTTTTAACGGCTGTTTTAAAGTAATTTCTTGCTATATCTGCCCCAATTTTTACGCTTATTAGGACATTGTTTTTTATACTTAAAACTTGATTAGCAATTAAATGCGTAAATAAGCTATCTATCAGTACATTAATTTCCTTAAAAGATTTTTTTGTTAAAGTATTTCTAGAATTAAGAAAAACTAAGATACTATAATATAAATCTACATAAAATTTAGCAAATTCTTTTTCCTGTTTAGCCCTTATATTTACAAACTTTTTTCTATAACCTGTAAGAATTTTTCTTAATTCTGGCTCTTTTACTTTATTATATATTTCATTTAATACTAATACTGTAGCGTTATCCTTCCATGTAGCCATATTACACTCCTACTTCTGTATTTCCTATATTATTATTACCTGTATTACCTATATTATTACCTGTATTATTTAAATTTTCGCCCTCTTTATTGTCAAGCAATTTAACAACATTATTTATTATATCATCGTCATTATTATTATTGTCGCTGTTATTTTGTTCAAGTTTTATTTTTATTTTTTCTTTATCTGCTTTATCCATAGTATCAATAAATCCAGCTAAATAATTCATAGCTGATTCGCTAGATATTAAGCTACTATCAACGGCATTTATAAAACCGTCTATTAGAGTCTTAATAGTATTTGACCTTGTTTGGTCGTCCTCTCTGTCTACTTCTTTCCATACAATATTACATTTGTAACTACCTATTTTACCATAATTAGTTATATTCATATTGTTAATGGCTATTGCCATACGACAAAGTAAATCGTATCCATTTTTAAGCGCATCCCTTTTTCTTTCTACTTTTTTTAGGAATGGGGTCATTTGCTCCGATGCTGATGCCTTGCTTGAAGCTATGGCAGTACCGAATATAAATTCTGGTGTCTCCGATACGTCAACGATACACATAAACAAAAATTCTAATAAAGTAAAATGATTAGTTGCGGATACTTCAAGATACCCGGCATCGTCGCCTTCCTCGCCTAAAAATACTACATTTTTAGAAGCAAGGGAAAGCCTTTTACTACTTATTTCAGCAGGCGTAAAATTATTACTTAAAAAAGCCTCTATATTAGAAGTTTTTATTTTTAGTTTAGGCTGTGCCGTTAGTTTATTTGTTTTCAAATAATCTAACATTACGTCGTTATAAGCCCGTAAATATGGTTCGACTGGCTCTATTTCACTGTACCCATTAAGACTGTAATCTGCTTCATTGCAAATTTTAACTAGGGGTATAAATCCATAAGGGTTTTTCTCGCTTATACTTGTTAAATTACTTATATTTTGTATTTCCTCATATTTAATTGTATGTAAATCTATTGTCCACGTCTCTATAATAATGTAGGACACTAGTACATTTTGGTAATTATAATATTGTATTTTTGTTTTTATTACTGCTTCTTCTATTTCCCCGGTTAAATTATCGTACCTACAGTAAATATTATTCGGGTCTATGAATTTAAAATCAATATAAAATTCGTCTGGGTCATATAACATAGTATCAGTTAATTTTTTTGACACTTGAATATATATATCGCCATCTCTTAAAACATTTCTATTTATTTTTGTAAATATGTCCGACCTGCTATTTAATTGTTCATCAAGAAATATTTGTTTTGTATCATCTACATTAAAGTCTAAATTTTCCGCCTCTGGATTGTCTATACTTTCTTCAACTTTTTTTAATTCCTCGTCGTCTTGTATAATATTACTTTTAAACTCTGGGCTACCTATAAACCCAGCTAACGAGTTTATTATAGGTTTTGCGAACCCAGCGCCTAACTTATATAAATCGTGAGTGTTTTGGTATATTTGTCTTGCTAAAATATAATTAACCTTAGAACTATTTAAGGTATATGTATAAGAAAAATTATTAATTGTTACATCTCTGTTGGTTCTTAATGCAGATATTTCCCCCTGCGTATTTTTAGGTTTTTTATTCCTTAATCTTCTACTCATTTCAAGCCTCCTATCCTTCTATATTGATATACTTTGTACTTTCTCTTTTTGTTCCTTAGTTAATTTCCCGCCCTGTGTCATCATTATTACCCCGACACTACAAGCATCAAGAACGTTAGGGCTTGCACCGCCCGGCTCAAAATTTTTCCATTCCTCTATAAAATCATTATGAGTATCTAAAATAAAATATCGTCCTGATTCTGCGTAAACACTAAACGAAACAAGTCTAGTAGCTTTCGATTGTGTACCGACCTTTACCGCGATAACTGGGGGTAAAGACTTTAATAAATAGGCTTGTTGGGCTAATGCTTTTTGATAAGCTACTGACTCGATGCCTATGCCCCTACAAACTTTATTATATTTATCCCAGTATTGGTCAATTAGTTTAACCTGCTCCGGAAATGTTAGCCAGTCTTGATAATATTCTATCAAAAAAATATCTTTTGTTTTTTTAGATAATGCAGTAACTGCTATACATGCCCTATCTAATTTATTTTTTATTCCTGTGTCTCTATCATCAGCTATGGCAGGGTCAAAGGATATATAGTAATCTAATTCATAAATTGGGGGTAATTGTTTTGTTCTATGTCCTCCATAATAATTAAGCCAGTTTATATCTAATAATTTATTAAATTTTTGCTCTCTGTCGTTTTGAATAACCCTAGCGAAGGAAATAGAACCTATATCTTCTTTCTTTTGTAATAATCTTTCTAAACTCCACTTATCACCCCATAGTGGTGTTGGTGGGTTTGTAGTTTCGTCAAGACCTGCGTAATGTACATAATGATAACTTTTTTTATCGGATAGAGTACATAGTAAATCTTGATTATGCTGTAGTGTGCCTAAAAGTATTTTTTTACCTGTTTTTGATACCCTACTATCTATTATTTCGTTCCACCATGTTAGTACTTTTTGTCTTGATAACTCTGTAGCGGTATTTTGCAAATCGCATATATCGTCACCTATAACATAGTCAAGTCTAGCGCCCAAAATTGCGCCCTCTGTACCTAGCGCTAATATTGAAGGGTCTTTAGATTTTTTGGTTATATCCCTTTTTAAAAATATTTCCGTTTCTGTCCATTTATAATCATAGTCAGGTATAAGATACGGGAAATCTCTATGAATTAATTCATTTGTTTCTAAGTGTTGTTTTATTACAGACATAAAACCCTTTGCCTGTCTAGCTGTATTCGATATGATAGCAATTGATATATTTTTATCCCTAGCTAAAAGCCATAACGGATATACTAATGAAATCCACGTACTTTTAGCATGTTCAACGGGAATGTGTACAACAATGTTTTGATATGTTAATACATTTTCTATCATGTCAAATTGAAAGTTGGCTGTTTTGGTATCCCACCCTTTTGTAAATGGTTTTATATAATACTCACCAAATACAGCCGGATTACTTACAGCCATCAAAAACCTTTCTTCATTAGAAACATTATCTATTATATCCATACATTTACGTGTATGCTCTTTTAGATTATATACTTTGTCCGGTAGCCCTAATAATTTCCATGATTTTTTCTGGGTCGTATCCTTTATACTTTGCATCTTCTTCACTCTCATTATCATTATCATTATTATTATTCCTAAGAGTATGACCGACACTAGCTTCTAATAACATAGCTTTATTAAATACGGTATCTATGACCCTACTTACTCCCGCCATACCTTCAAATTGCGTTTTTCCTTTTTCTAGCTGTACGGCTTCTCTAACAGCTATTAATAATTCTGGAAATAAAACATTATAAATATATTTTAAACTTTCCTGCTTAGATATAACTATATTCAAATTATTATTTTTAACCCTTTTAATTTGCTCCATATAAGAACTAAAAAGCATATATTCATTACCGGATTTATCTAAAGTATTTAAATACTCTGTATTATCTATTGTCCATTTATTATATAATTTTGGCGATAATAACAAAGGTAATAAATTTTTATGTGTGGTAAATTGCCTTTTTGTTACTTCTATATCGTATTTTTCTGTAAGTATTTCATTAATTTTAGATAATTTTATATTCGGGCTTGATATAAGTATACTATTTATCTCGTCCTTTGCTCTAAAATCTAAAGTACATATCTCACAAGTTTTTATATGCCTTGTTATATCTGCGCTTGTAATACTGTAGTGCTTTGCTTCTTCATTCATACTATCACCACCTTTATATAATAATATTATTATCTAATAGGTACGAATAAATAATAAATAAATCCTCGGGTATTTCAGTATCAATATAAATATTTCTTAATACTTTATCTATGCTTATTTTAACATACCTGTTTTTTGTATTTTTATATACTATATATACATCGTTTAACTTATCGTTATTTTCTTCTAAATATTTACCAGTACCAAATTTAATCAGCTTAACAATTATGGCATACCTATTAGCCCAATTACTACTTTTATTTAACTCTATTCTATTACCGAAATCTATATTTTTTACAAATTCTTTTCTAATATCAATAATAATAATTATCACCCCCATGTATGTTATATCCATTATATCAGACATATTACAAAAAAAGTAGCGCAGTATTGTAATATTGAGTTATATATTAAAAAGTAAAAAGACCCTTTAATATTTCTATTAAAGAGTCTATTTTTTATTCTACCCAACTATGGGTACAACTTGTACATTTATATTTTGTTTTTCCAAAGATTGTTATAACTGTATAAGTGTTACTGCTTCCACAATTAGGGCAATTTGGCGCAGTGCTGAATAATTTTATTAATGCTGACAACATATAATCACCCCCTAACCCCTAATAATAAACCTTTTAATTTATATTCGCCATCTTCCCACCTGTATAAAACAAGCGAAAAAGTTTTTACTATAAAATAAAATTCCTTATGACCTGCTATCTTACACATAAGCCCAAACATTTTATTATCAATATTTATCGAACCACCATTATAATTATGTTTTATTACTCTATTGTTACTATCTGTATATTTTATTATATCTTCGTTCTCGTCTATTTCGTCAGTATCTAAGTTACTAGGTAATAACTTATCAAAGTCTATTTGATACTTATTTTCAATCTCTGGTATTTTAAGCTTATCATTTCCCACAGTTATAAACGAAAAGCCGTTACATACCACCTTAGCCCCTTTATAATTGTGATAGCCTTGATAGATAGAATATATGTCATTATTGTTGTTTATACCTATATACTGCCTAAATATAGTTTTACTCATAGTATAAAACCTCCAAAAGTTTATTATTTAATTATCAATGTTCCTTACTACATATATAGTATACCATAACACATTATGTTATGCAATACTTTTTTATAAAAAAAAAATGGGCTTTTCAGCCTCAATATACTATCTCCTCCCAGTCTTTTATTTTGTGGTTTATATATTTAAACGCTTTATCTACAAAATTTACTTTTCCATAAATTATATGAAACTCTAGTAAATCAGTCTTATTTCCTGAATAATTTTTTAAGAAATTTTGTAAATGCTTATTTATTTCGGTTAATCTTGCCCTCCATTCAACCATAGAAAGTGTATTAGCTTCTATGGAAGATTTAACAAAAGAGTGCAATTTATCTATATTCTTTATACTGTCTGCCTTGCTTATACCTTCGTAGTACATTTTACCCCTCCTAAAAATTTAAGGGGCTTTAAGCCCCTTTTTTATTAAAAATTTTCAATATCTGTTAAGTCTATATCGTCGCCTACTATATCATCAAAGTGTATATCTGTTGTATCTGTTGTATCTGTTGTATCTCCGTACCCTGCCCATATCTGGAATAATAACTCTTTTGTTGCTTCGCTATCTTCTACCCAAATACCGTTACCTTCTGGCGCTGGTTCTGGTTCTTCTATAGAGTCAGCGTAATTTTTTGCGGTCTCTATATCTTTATCGGTAATACTTTCAAGCATTTTTACCCCTACATTAGTTAATTTCATATCAAACATAGTTAATACCTCCAAAAGTTTTTATTTAATTATCAATGTTCCTTACTATATATATAGTATAACATAACATAATATGTTATGCAATACTTTTTTTGTATTTTTTTTTTATTATTTTAAAAATTCTTTTAAATCATTCTCTAAGTTAGTATCAACATAATCAAATTTACTATCCTGTAAATCTTCTAAATCTACAATAACGATATGTAAATTATCATTCCATAAATCATTAAAACAATCTGCGCCAGCTGTACAGAAATCAATAATTATATTTTTACCGTTATATTTTATATAAAGTATTTCAGCTTTTTTTCTATCCATTGTAACCCTCCTTAAAATTAAAAATATTTTGATACATCAAATAAAAATCTCATTTCGTCTCTATCTGCGTACATATATTCGTAAAAATACGCCTTTTCTGCTAAATATTCAGCCAATAACGCATCTTTATTGCTATATACTTCTTTATATATACTGTAAGTATCTTCATTTACCAGATAACACAGTAAATCAAGTATACTTTTATCTTCCTGTAGTTGTATCTGGGTTAACCCCAGCTTTAATATTATTTCATTTAATAAATATCCTTGTGTCTCAAATATACACATTGTTTCATTATCTGGGTGAGATATATTGATAAATCTAACCCCGTTTTTAGCTGTCCTTATTACCCCTTTTATTCTTAAATCCTCGTTAATGTTAAATAAAAAACCTTTTGTATTAAACTCTATCCCCTTCATAATATTAACCCCCTTAAGTCTTAGGGGTTACCCCCTAAGATTATAATTTAATTTAAATCTATTAATTGATATTCTTGTATTTCTTTCTCGGTTAACTTTCTGCTATATTCTATTATTTCAAAACGATAGTTATCATCTTTATACACATTTTTTAAATCATTTAACGGCTGACACTCTGGGGAAAAACCTCTAAATTCTGAGGAAAAACCCCTAAATTTATAAGTATATTTATATGTCTTAGCTTCCAAACAATCCATAATTTCATTTCTATATTTTTCTATTAAATCCAATCTGCTTTTGTATTTAGTATATTCCTCCGTAAAATCTTTATCTCCTAAGCTAAGTATGTCATTCACATAAACATACTCAAACCACCTAAGACTTGTATTTTTGTATTTATCCATAACGGCGCTTAATTCAGGCGTTCTTATATTGCTATTACAGATATTACATATTTTATTATCTAAGTCTTTAGATAATTTATCGCCAGCTATTATAATATTAGGGAAATCTTTCTCTTTATCTAATCTATCTTTACTTTTTTCAGAAACGTAAAAAGGGTTATGTAACAACCATAAACGTCTATACTCGGTATGGCAATCACATTCACACGCTAAACTACAATCTATACAACTGCAATTTTTAACTTTTCTAGTTATATTTCTTACAGTTTTCCAGTATGTTTTAAAAGTTTTCCAATAATTATTAAATCTTTTAGTATCGTCTGTAGATATGTTAAGCATAAAACTATAGACCCCAGACCTATAAGAGCAATTTCTAACATCTATATATAATATTTCCTCTTTATCTAACTCATTAATAAATATCTCCTTTAACTTATCAGCATCTTCCTGTTTATAATTTGTAAAAATTATTTTTGTACTCTTATATTTATACCCTTTCTTATTTATAACTTTGCCTACTTCTTTCTTAAAAAAAACTGCTAACTTATTTATATTTGACATTTTGACCCCTCCAAAAATTTTTATTAATAGTTACTACATATATAGTATACTACTACTTTAAAAGTATGTCAATACAAAATATATAATTATTTATATATATATATATAGCAAAAAGAGCCGTTTTACGGCTCTTTTGCTGTAGTTGGTTAATAAAATTTTCTAAGGTTTCATCAATACGACAACACTAATAATAATAAATTCGGCATCCCAATTGCTATTATGTTTATTATGGTCTTTTTTGTTACATATTTAGTATACCATTACTTAGGTTGTTTGTAAATACTGTAAATACGTTTTATATTAAATAAATTTAGTTCTCTTTTTTCTATATCCTTGATATTGAAATATTCCACTTGTACATAATAGTATAATCTGCACAAATCAATTAAGTCTATCCGGTATACATATAACCCGGTGTATAGTTCACATATATCTTTTTTAGAATATACGACTTTACAATCATGATTATCCATAAAATGATTATGGATATATTCTTTTATAAGTTTTTTATTTCCCTTTTTATTTATAGTGTATTTCATAATGTTTAAGTTAATTGTTGTTAAAGTATTCGCTACGCCCATAGTATACCCCCTAAATTAATATTCCTTCGGGTCTGTGTATAACCAGCCGTCAGATTTTTTCCAAAACGCTAATTCTTTTTGATAAAATTTATCAATATCTACTTTATAATTATCTAATACTTCTTTATTCTCCCATTTACATACAATATACCCCTTAAATTGTATATAATCCGTAAAACCATTTCTTTTACCTAGTTTTACTATATCATTACCAGTAAAATCAAAGTTACTATCAAACATCTGGTACTTAAGCATTTTTTTGCTGATTAAATACCAGCTATCCCAAAGATTTTTACCGCTGTTAGTTCTGCGTCTAGTTACTCCCAGCCATTTAATTAATACCCCCATAATTTTATTATTATTTTTTGCTTTTATTATATAAATATCTGGCGTTTCTATCTTACTATTTTTTATAGCTATTATCTTATTAATCATTTTTATTTACCCCCTAAATTTACAGCGGGGGCGCACCCCCGCAGGCTTTAATTATTGTTGTTTGCTATTTCTATTAGTTGGCGGGTATATTTTTTTATTATTCTACGACCAACTTTTAACTGTTTAGTCGTAAGTCTGCCGTATTTTAGTATACCTTCGGCAAAACTTGTCATAATTTCAACATCTGCACCATTAAACCCTACGCCATTATTTGAGATTGTAACCCCGGCGCACTTTTCTTCTGCTGTCTGTAAGTTATATATAGCCAATATAGCCCTTAAAACCGCCTTATCATTTGAATCTAATAACTCTACCATTGTTTCTTTGCACCATACTACTTTATGTTTAATTTTATAATATTTAGCAAACTTTTTTAATTCGGCATATACTGGAATTAATTCGCATTTCTTTGCTTTCTTGTCTAACTCGATATTATATAATTCATTGCCTTTGAATGAAAACCATACATGTTTTTCGGTATTTATAAAATCAATATTATGCTTAAACTCCCTATTAGAGTCTATTATTTGCCTTCTTAATACATCTGCATTACCAGTATTTTTTATAGCTTCAATTACCATATTGATATTAGTTACTAAATCTTTTTTTAACATTATGCTACCTCCAAAAATTTTATTTAA